CATTAGAATTAACTTCTACTGTTAATTTAGAAACAACACTTCCGTCAAATAAAGATATTAATTCGTCAGTATGGTCAATACTTGGTGCTTCAATCGTAAATGGGTCTGGAAAGTTTGTGTCTGGAATGACTGCTACTTCTGTTTTCTCATCAAAGGTGTACCAAGCATCTTGATGTTCTATTAATGATAAAGCAACTTCAAATGATGGATTAATTGCCATTCCTACTACCCTAAATGGTTTAGCACTAAATCCTGTGATAGCGTGAGTAACAGCAACAATATCACCAATAGCTAAATTCATCGCCTCATAATTTGCAGTTAATTCTAAACCTAAATTATTTCTACTTCTTTGTAAGACAATTTCACCAAATTCTAATGCTTGGTATGGATTAGTAATAGTAGGTAAATCAATAACACCTTCTTGTAAGAAACCACCATCTTCTGCTTTTAAAGTGGCGTGGTCAGTATCATAAACAATCGTATCGCTTTGATAGTTTTTATTTGGGTTAATAAAGTTTACTTGAACACGATTATATTTTTCATTTTTTCTTTCACTTGATACTTTAATTCCACCTATGATATTATCTTCGTTTAGTGTTAATACACTAGAACCAGTAGTTTCAATAATCAGTTTATATTTACCTTGTGCATAAGGTAAGAAACCTCGCATTCCTTTAAGAAGTGTTCTTGTGTTATCTATTAGTTTTTGGCTAGTATCTATAACTGCATTACAATCAAATAAATTAATATCATCACCACCAGAATAAGGAGTGACTTGAGTATCGGCTATGGTTGATGCTGTATAAAAACTTGGGATATCAATATCAGCAATATCAATTCCTTTTCCATATCTTGTATTCGTTAAATAATCTAATAAACAAAAAGCAGGATTAGATGTAAAAACACCTGTTGTTTCTACACTAGACGCATCATAAGTAGATATTTTTCTACCTTGAACTAATGCTTGTATTTTTGGAATACCAACATATTTGTCTGCGTCCCAAGTTATTCTAAATGCAATATAACATAGTCCAGATAGTTTATGTAATGAACCCCAAGATGATAATGGTGTTAAAAGTGAACTTGCTGATTGACTATCAGTTCCATAAAAAGTCTGAACTTGGATAGTATCACCAAATCTACTATCATCAGAGGTGACAGTGCCACCGTCACTAAAACCACTAGCAAAAGTAACTTCTTTATCTTCAACATATATTTTTGTAATCGCATTTATTTCCCCCTCACATAATACTAATGCACCATAAAGATACTGATTATCTGTTCCACTTGTTTCTAAAAATACTCTTGTTCCACCAACTAATCTAGTTCCATAAATAACTGGGATTTGTGCATTATTAGATTGTTTATTAACAAGAACACCAGATGCTTCTGCTTCTTGTGTAAATTCTGGTAATTCTGGTTTAGGTGCAATCCAAGATATTGCTTTTGATATAGCAAATCCTGTAATAACAGATTTAATAATTGTTCCAAGTATTGCTGTAAAAAATCCCATTATTTTCTACCCCATAAAATATCTTGAACTGTTAATGCTGAAAATTCCATTCCTTTGTCTGTAGGAAAATAAACTTGTTGGCTACCTTCATTTGTCTTTCTTCCAGATACACGACTAAAATCTGCAAAATGAGATGTGCAACTCAATACCAATTTACCTGCATCAGTATCAATATTAAAACTTTCAATAAATCCTTTATCATAATTGAATGTATCTATTAAGGCATCATTACTATCTAGTAATCCAATATCAATCGTGACTTCGTCATTACTGACATTGTTATTTAAAACAATAGATACAAATGCACTATCAACAGCAGATAATTCTATTTGAAAGTTTGATACATCTAATTCTGATTTTTCTGCTTTACCACCAATAGATAATAAATGTGAACTAGCAGAATAGGTGTTTGCATTATGAGTAACGTCTTTATAGTGATTGGTTAATCTTTGGGGAGTAGGAAATAATATTTCTACAAGAACTATTGGTTTAATAGTCTGATTGAGTATCTCAGACTGTAAGTCACTAGAAAAACCTCTAGTCATTACAACGCCTCAATAAAATCTATTTCGTATCTATATAAATCTAAATCCCCTGTATTAAATTCTTGAATATCTGATGTCAATCTAACTGTAAATTGTACTCCGTCATAAGTGACACTTTCGGTATCAGTTAAAGCACTTCTTAATGGTGGTTCTATTGTTATTGTAGCATCATTAGAACTATCGCCTGTTGCATCTTCTACAACCATATAAACCTTTGAATGACCACCAAACTTTATAAAATCACCTGCCTTTAGTGTGCCTGTTATTCCTGTTATATCAATGGTGGTATCACCTGCTGAATGGCTACCACTAACAGTAACTGTTCCAGACACATCACCTTTGGCATTCTTTAAATCTGGTAAAGCAATTTGGAATGTTTCTTTTTGACTTCTTTGTTTCATTACAAAAGCAAGAACTGGTGCAAATTCACTTCTGTTCATTGGAGGATAACTTGCTGAAAATTTAAATCTTTGTCCATCAACTTGAACTGCAAACATCTTTCCACTGTCAGTAGTAGATGTAATTGTTTTCTGTTCGCTACCAAATCCGATAGATGCAAATTCTGGTGATATTGGATATGTACCTGCCATTAGACTAACGCCTCTTTTCCTTGTCTATTAAGTGCATCATTAATAACATTAATTATAGTGCTTCGTCTATTTGTAAGTAATTCATCAACACCTTGTGCATCAACTGTGTTGATAGTGAAGTTAATATTGGTTGTTCCACCAATTCCTTTTAAATCTTCATTAGGCACAACTGTACCAGATGATTTGGGAATAAACAATTCAGCACCTCTTTCACCAATTATGCTTGGTCTATTAACAGGCGGTGTTCCGCCATTAGCAAATCCTAATACTTTTCCAATACTTCCTATAATTCCACCACCAGAGGCAATACCACTTCCAATTTGGAATGCTTTTTGTAATGTTAATGCAATCCTTTGTCTGATAATTATTCTTAACAAATCAGCTAATAAACTTCTCGCAAAGTCTTTAAATGATGCCTTACCAGTCATTAAAGCATCTGTTAATGTATCAGCAAATCCGTCAAATGCTTTAGAACCTAATTTTTGAAAATCATCTGTTGTATCTATTGCTTTAGACATAGCGTCTTGGAAACCTTCATTGAAATTTATTAATGCTTCTCTTAATGCTTTAAAATTATCTTCTATTTCTTCAAATCCAATAGTTAGTTCCCTAAAAGGAATTTCATTTAATGATTTATTAACTTGCTGAATTAAAAGATTTATGTTTTCAAATTCTCTTGAATTGGGTTTTAAAGTTTTTTGTAATGCTATTAATTCTTTTTTAAGATAAGAAGCATCATCTTGTATATTATCAAATTCTGGGTCAGCACTATCTTTAAGAAGAAGCATTTTATTTGTTAATTCTTCTACATCTAAAGTTAATTCTTCTAATGATTTATCTTCACCAACTTTGCCAAAAAATTCGTCAAAGAAACCTGTTAATTCTGCAATAGTAACTCCTGCTAACGCACCCAAACCAATTAAATTTTTTGCAGATTTAGTATTAAATTTAGTCATAGCAATACTTGCTTTACCAATAGAAATAGCTAAACCAACAAATGCTCTAGATAATCCAAAGACTACTACTGCTAATCCTAATTTCTTAAATGTTTCAAAATTCTCATTTACAAATCTAACACCATCGGCAAGTGTTGTTATTGCAGTAGCTAAACTTTGACCTATTGCTCTTGCTAATACATCAATTTGTTCTTCGTTATCTTCAAAAAACTTATCTAATGCACCAAATTCTTTTTTTAATTCGTCAAAAAATTCCTGCGATACTCTTTTCTGGAAATTAAAATATTTATCCCCTATCATTGATAGAGTACCTTCTAATGTCTGTGCTAAATCATCAGTAGCAGTTGCAAACTTTCCATCACCTGCAAACAATTCTTCAAATCTTTTTGCTGTTTCTTCTGCTGTGACTATTGCACCTGCTTTAAAACCTAATAAAGCACGAACACCTCTTTCTCTAAAGATGTCAGCAGATGCGATACCACCAGAAAACGACCTTTGAATTTGAGTTGCGGTAGTTTCAAAATCTAATCCTGTAACAGATGCCACATTACCAGTAATTTCTAATATTCTATTAAGGTCATCAGCATCTTTTGCAACAACTGCCAGATTTCCAGATGCTCTTGATATTTGGTCTAGTGAGAATGGAACTTTAGATGCAAATTTAGTTAAATTGTTAAGTGCAGTAGCACCTTCTTCTACTGAACCAAATAAGAATTTAAAACGTATTTGTAAACTTTCTGCTTCTTTCCCAACATCAACAAAGGATTTTAAAACAGCACCTACACCAAGACCAATAAGTGCATTTTTGAGATTAATTACTGATTGTTTTGTTTCATTAAGATTACCTTGAACCTGTTTTAATGCTTGTCTTGACTTATCTTTAGCAAGAATATCAATATTTAATCTTTTGGTGGACATTATCTTCTTTTACCTTGCATCTTCTGTTTATTCAATGCTTTTTGTTGGTCATCGTGTTTTACCTCATAATAGGCAATCCACAAATTAAATTCTTCTACAGGCATAGATAATATCTCGCCTACAGTTTTATGTAATTGTTCTGCTAGGAAAAAGTGAAATCTGAAATGGTTATCAGTTTCTATTTTTTTTTTAAAGTCTGAAGGTTATCATTTGCTGTTCCTAGTATTTGACTAGCGACCCTACCAATAATATCTGGGTCAACAAATTTCTTCATCTTGATTTTACTTTCAAGGTCAAACATTTTTTCACCATCTTTGGTTTCTGCTTTTTTGATGATAACATCAACAAGCACAGTTAAATCATTATCGTTTGAACCTTTAAATATTTCTGCTTTTTCTAGTAGCGTAAAAGGTTTGACATAAATGGCATCTTCGCCTGTCAATCCCCACTCCTCAACTTCTATAATTTTAATCTCTTGATGCTTAAAGTGATTTATAGCACCTTCAAGAAAGTCTTTTTTAGACATTCAATTATACAGTTGTAGTGCTTACGCCACCAGAAAATTGTACGTTTATAGTTCTTGAAATAACTCCGTCAAGTGTCACTGCTTGAGATACACCAGTTACAATAGCTGTTCCTGTGTAGTATGTATCACCACTGTCTGCACCTTCTGGATATAAGTTTAAAGTTACTTCAGCACCAACTGTTAATGCACCTTGACCTGTTGCGTCTGTTTCGTCCCAGTGGCACTCAACAGTACCAGTAGCATCGCTTCTTAATGCTTTGTAGGATTTTGCAGTATCAGTTAGTGAAGTATCTTCAACTGTGTCGTTTGTTTCATCAATGGTAAAACCAGTAACTTCAGCTACTGCGTTTGCACCTACTTTGACTACTCCGCTTGTTCCAACGTGTGTTGCCATTCTTCATACTCCTTTGGTTGTTCTTGTTCTTCTACTATTACCTCTTTTTTCTTTGAAGTTCTAGTAGATTTTTTTTCTATTGAAAGTTTATAACCCTTCGCCAGAAACTTGTCTAGTTCATTATCCCAAATAGTTATACTTCCTAAACCATTTGGCATAAATATTCTAATTCGTTTAGCCATTATGATGTACCTCTAACAAATTCATAGAATACTCGTACCACAATTCTTATTCCACCTAAAGGATATAATGTACCCTCATCAGATGATACTTCTACAATTTTAGTTTCTAGTGCGTTTCCACCCCTAGTTCTATCTGTATCAAGTGTTTCTTCTACAACTTCTATAAATTCATTTCTTTTAGTATCTAAATTAATCTCTGTTCCTTTAACATATCCAACAATGACATAATCAATACTACCACTACGTTTACCTGCTGAATAATCACCTAGTGCAAAATCTTCTCTTACTTCATCACCAGTAGAAATATATAAAGCAGGAAATTGTGTATCTGCTAAATCATCTTCTGGGTCAAACTGTTGTCTGGAAATTTTTTTAAATTCAATCGGTGATGTAACCGCATCTAAGGTATTGACAATATTGACTGCTATATCTTCTCTAATGCTCATAATCCTATATCCTTAAATATCTTATCTGCAAACAACTGTCCAATCTTATCTGCCTCTCTATCATTAATGCCAAAGAATGGTCTTACTACTCTACCTTTACCTGCACCTGCTATATCGTGATAAAATGCTTTTTTGTTTGCCTGTGCTTGTCTGAAGAATAATGTTCCTTTACTCGGTGTAATTTTGCTTGTTAATGAACTAAACATTTGACCTGTATCTGTTAGGTCAACAACACCAGACTGCTTAACTAATCTACGTCTGTATGCTTTTGAATAAGGTCTAAAAGGACTGCCATTAACATCAATTCCTTTTCTCTGTGTTCTATCTTTAATATTTCGTATTTGAAATGCTGATACATTGGCTAATGCTCGTTTAATGGCACTAGGAAACTTTCTTTGAATATTTCTAAATTCTTTAGATAGTTGAATGCTGTTCGTCTTAACAGTTACTGATGCAACCATTATCTAACTAGGCGTAATTTATGGATAGGTTCTTTTTCATCAACAGTAATTGTACTGTTGTTATCTTCATCATATTCAATTCCATCACGAAGTATGGCGTTAAATTCTTCTGCATATCTTTGTCTGTAATGTGCCATTTGAACTTGGAATGCGTCAGCACCATCACCGCCTTGTGGGTCTTTCCATTTAGTTAAGATTGGATAAATATAATCTGCTAATCCTTTGTATAAAACTGCTCTTTTAAATTGTGAGGGTGTTAATTTTGTTTCGTCCATTTCAATAGT